GGCAAAAAAAGATTCCGTCAAAACCAAGAGCGGTTTTTTCGGGTTTTGGGCTAGGCTCCCCAGGTCGGGGCGTTAACCGCGCCCGGGCCAGTTCGTTAATCACGTCGGGGGAGAGCCGATGCCTAACCATGGTGGCGGTGGCCGCAAGCGGAAGCCCAAACACCTGCACCTAGTGCAGGGGACGTTCCGCGAAGATCGGCACGGCGACGCGGAAGCAAAGCCCAGCGCCGACCTGCCCTCGCCACCGGCGTGGCTGAATGAACGCAGCGCCGAAATCTTCCACGAACTGCTGGGCATACTGCAGCCGATGGGCATTGCGTCGTCGGACTTCCGACACATGCTCGCCATGGCCGCGTCGTCACTTTGGGAAGTGGAACACTTCACTGCGATTATTGAAGACCTGGGGACGACTTACACCACGGTGAGTCTGTCCGGTTCCATCAGCTACAAGTTCCGACCGGAAGTCGCGGGCCGCCAGCGCGCCATGCGAATCAGCGAATCATTCCTGGCCCGATTCGGCCTGTCGCCCGCCGACGTGTCGAAGGTGAACGCCGCCCCGGCGGAAGCTGACAACCCGTTCGCCGCCCTGGCGTAACCCCGTGGCCTCGCCCCCGTTTCCCCATGTCGCGGCGGCTGAAAAGTACGCCCGCGCCGTCGTCGCCGGTCGCATCCTGGCGAGTCAGTGGGTGCGCTTCGCCTGCAGTCGGCATCTGGACGACTTGGCGAAGTCGCGGGCCAAGGGCCCGGCGGGCAAAAAGTACCCGTACTACTTCGACGCGGCCCAGGCGGAACGGGTGTGCAAGTTCGTGGAAGCCCTGCCCCACACGAAGGGGGCCTGGGCTTCGCGCGGCGAACGCTTCGTCATGCAGCCGTGGCAGTGCTTCATCACGGTGGCCATCTTCGGATGGCTCCGAAAGGCCGACGGCCTGCGCCGGTTCCGGCGGGTGTTCCTGCTGATACCGCGCAAAAACGGGAAGTCGCAGTGGGCCGCCGCCATCGCCCTGTACATGACGGTGGCCGACCGCGAGTACGGCGCGGAAGTGTACAGCGGCGCGACGACGGAACGTCAGGCGTGGGAAGTGTTCAGGCCCGCCCGCCTGATGGCCCTGCGCACCCCGGCGCTGTGTAAGTTTTTCGGCGTCGAAGTCACCGCGTCGAACGTGTCGGTGCTTAAGAACGGCTCCCGCCTGGAACCGATGATTGGCAACCCGGGCGACGGGTCCAGCCCCAGCTGCGCCATCCACGACGAATACCACGAACACGACACCGACGCCCAGGTGGACACCATGGCCACCGGCATGGGTGCGCGGGAACAGCCCCTGCAAATCATCATCACCACGGCGGGGTTCAACGTCGCCGGGCCCTGCTACGCCGCCCAGCTGGAAGCGCAAAAGGTGCTGTCCGGTGTGATGGAAAATGACCAGCTGTTCGCCTGCATATGGTGCATCGACCCGGGCGACGACTGGACGAAGCCGGAAGCCCTGCGCAAGGCTAACCCGAACATCGACGTGTCGGTGTCAATGGAGTTCCTGCGCACCCGCCAGCTAGAGGCCATCCAGTCGGCGCGGAAACAGGGGACGTTCCAAACAAAGCACCTGAACTTGTGGGTGTCGGCGCGGTCGGCTTACTTCAATGTTCAGTCGTGGCGGCAATGCGCCACCCCTGGACTGTCCATTGAACAGTACGTGGGCCGCCGGTGCTTCATCGGCCTGGACCTTGCGACGAAGGTTGACCTTGCGGCCATGACGGCCTTTTTCCCTGAGTTCAACGACCGGGGCGAAATCACCGGCGGGGCCATGTTCTGGTGGTACTTCGCGCCGGAAGCCACCGTGGAACTGCCCGAAAATGAGCATTACCGTGGGTGGGAACAGGACGAATACTTGATAGTGAACCCGGGCGCGGCGACGGACTTTGACGCGGTGCGCGAGGAACTGTCGTGGCTGCGCTCCGAATGTCAGGTGGAAGCGATAGCCTATGACCCGAATCAGGCGACGTACTTTGCGCAGCAGCTGCTGAACGACGAAGGGGCCCCGATGGTCGAGTATCGCCAGTCGACTCCGAATATGTCGGAACCCATGAAACTATTGGACGCGATGATTCGCAGCGAGACGCTGCAGCATCCCGGTGACCCCGTGTCGGAATGGTGCATCAGCAACGTGGTGTCCCGCCCGAACGCGAAAGAGGAAGAGTACCCGCGCAAAGAGCGCGCGGAAAACAAGATTGACGGCGCGGTGTCGGCTATCATGGCCGTGGGCATCGCCCAGTCGGGTGGTGTCGTTAAGCGTTCCGTGTACGAAACCCGGGGCCTTGTGACGGTGTGATGGAGGGCGAGGCGTGGGCCTGCTGCAGAACCTAAAGAACGCCGCCAGCGCACTGGTGGCCCCGCCGCCCAGGGCGGACCTGGGCAAGGCGCTGGACGCGGCCATGGCCGCGTCCGACGTGTCGCGCCTGGACGACGGCGACCACTGGGTGGTGCGGGCCATCGGCGGCGGGCGGACGGACGCGGGCGTGCCGGTGTCGGAAGCCACGGCCATGCGCTTCACGGCGGTGTACGCCTGTCAGGCCATCATCAGCGACACGATGGCCCAGGTGTCCCTGAACCTGCACCGGCGCTACCGCGACCCGGTGACCCGCCGCGTCCGCACCGAAGTGGCGCTGGAACACCCGGCGCAGCGGCTGGTGCACGATGACCCGAACCCGCGCATGTCGTCGTTCACCCTGCGCCAGACGGCCCAGGGCCACACCCTGGGCTGGGGTAACGGGTACATCGAAGTTCAGCGGAACAACGGCGGCGACCCGGTCGGCCTCTGGCCCCTGATGCCCGACCGCACTACGCCCCGCGTCACCGACGCCGGGGTGCTGGTGTACGACACCCAGGTGGGCGGGCGCAGCTTCACCCTGCCCAGCGCCGACGTGATTCACATCGCTGGCCTGGGCTTCGACGGCATCAAAGGGTACTCGCCCATTTACATGGCCCGTCAGGCCATCGGCCTGGGGCTCGCCGCCGAGTCGTTCGGCGCGAAGTTCTTTGCGAACGACGCGAAGTCGGGCGGCTTCCTGATGCACCCGGGCAAGCTGGGCGACGACGCCGTGTCGAATATCCGCGACTCGTTCGTGGACCGTCAGGGCGGGAACGAAAACGCCCATAAGCCCAAGGTGCTTGAAGAGGGCATGAAGTGGGTTAGCACCACCATTGCGCCCGATGACGCCCAGTTCCTGGCCACCCGGGAAATGCAGATTGCGGAAATCGCCCGCATCTATCGCGTGCCCCTGGTGCTGCTGCAGCTGATGGAGAAAACGACCACCTGGGGGTCGGGCGTTGAACAGATCATGCTGGGGTTCATTCAGTGGACCATCGCCGCCTGGGCGAAGCGGTGGGAAGAGGAACTGAACCGCAAGCTGCTGACGGAGGCGGAACGCCTCGCCGGGTACTACTTCAAGTTCAACCTGAACAGCTTGGCCCGTGGCGACATGGCGGCGCGGATGCGGTTCTATAACGGCGGCATCAGCGGCGGCTGGATGAACCGGAATCAGGCGCGGGCGCTTGAGGATTGGGACGAAGCCGAAGGGCTGGACGACTTCCTGTTCCCGCTGAACATGGCCGTGGTCGACTCGGTGACGGGCGAAATCCGCGTGCCCGTGAAGGAGTCGAAGGCGGACGCCGCGCCGCCCGTTGACCCCGACCCCGCCGACGACGACGATGCAGACCCCGACGGCGACCCCGCCGCCGAACCCGACCCGGAAGGAAACGACGATGCGTAGGGCTTCACTGGCGGCGCTGCTGGCCACTGCATCGGTGCAGTGCTGGGCCATGGACCGCGACATGCTGGAAAGCGCCATGGGCGCGGCCCACCTGTCCCTGCAGCAGCCCGACGCCCAGGCGGGCACGGTGTCCGTGGAAGTGGCTGTGCCCACCCAGGCGGACGGCGAGCCCAGCGCCCAGGTGGACGGTGTCGCGGCGGATGCTGCAGATCCCGAAACGGCGGCGGCGCGCATGTCGCCCGCCGCTGAACGCAAGCTGGCGTCCACGCCTGGGGGTGTCGCCATCATCCCGGTGCGCGGCATCATCAGCAACCGCCTGACGTTCATGGACCTGATGATGGGGACGCGGCCTAACAGCCCGGCGGCCATCGCCCAGGCCGTGGCCCAGGCCGTGAACGACCCCCAGGTGAAGGCGGTTATTCTCGACTTTGACAGCCCGGGCGGCGTCGTCACCGGCGTGCCGGAAGCGTTCGCCCGCATCTTCGCCATGCGCGGGAAAAAGCCCCTGCTGGCCCAGGTGTCCGGTTCGTGCGGTTCGGCGGCCTATTGGCTGGCGGCGGCCTGCGATGAAATCAGCGCCACGCCCACGGCGCTGGTGGGGTCCATCGGCTGCTATCAGGTCCATGAGGAACTGTCGAAAATGTACGCCGACATTGGCGTGGTGGTGACCTACATTGCGGACACCCCCGACAAGGTCGAAGGGAACGACACCACGCCCCTGGCCCCGGAAGCCCTGGCCCATCGTCAGGCGATGGTGAACGGGTACAGCGCCATGTTCCTGCGTGACGTGAAACAGGGCCGTGGCGAGTCGATGGACAAGCCGGGCCGTGGCCGCGCCTATCTCGCCCAGGACGCCCTGGCGCGCGGGCTTATCGACAAGGTCCGCGACCTGCAGGACTCGCTGGTGGCCCTGGGCATGGACAGCCCCAGCACGCCGCCGACGAACACGCGCGGCCCCCGGTCGAACGTCAACATGCTGGGGCTGCAGCTTCGCGCGACCGCAACAGTTTGACGGCGGGCGATTCGCGCACCACGCTGCACACCACTGCAGCCCCGATTCGCGGGGCGAGACATTCGACCCCTGGGGACGCCGACCATGCTTAAGGAACTTCGCGCCAAGGCCAAGGCCGCCCGTGACGCCATGCAGGCGATTCTGGACAAGGCCGCCGCCGAAAACCGCGCCGAACTGTCGGCGGACGAAGTCGCGGCCTTCGAAGCGGCGGAAACCGAACACGCCGCCCTGGCGGCGCAGATCGGCCGCCACGAACGGGTCGGCGCGCTGACGGCGGAAGCCGCCGCGCACCGCCCGGCGGTCGCCGCCGGTGGCGGTGTCGTCCACCCCGCCGGTGACCCGGCCAAGTCGGAGTTCGAATCCTTCGGCCACTTCATGGCCGCCGTGCGGTTCCAGCCGAACGACCAGCGCCTGAACTACGTGGAGAACGCCGGGCGCGGCGGCGGCGACGAAGTCCACGGCGAAATGCGCATGGACGACGGCGCGTCGGGCGGCTTCGCCGTCCCGGCCCAGTTCCGTGACGAAATGCTGCAGGTGTCGCCCCAGGAAGCCCTGGTGCGCCCGCGCGCCCGCGTCATCCCGGCGGGCTCGCCCCCGGATGCGCCCATCACCATGCCCGCCCTGGACCAGTCCGAGGGCGTGTACGGCGGCGTGGAAGTGCAGTGGATCGGTGAAGGCGACGAAAAGCCGGAAACCGACGCCAAGCTGCGTCAGGTCACCCTGACGCCGCACGAAGTCGCGGGCTTCGTCACCGTCACCGACAAGCTGCTGCGCAACTGGGCGGCGTCGGACGGCTTCATTCGCGGCCTGCTGCGCGAGGCGGTGTACGCCGCCGAGGACTTCGCGTTCCTGCGCGGCAACGGCGTGGCCAAGCCCCTGGGCGTGCTGAACAGCCCGGCCCGCGTCATCGTCCCGCGCGCCACCGCGAATCAGGTCGCGTACGAAGACCTTGTGAACATGGTGGCCAAGCTGCTGATGCGCGGCGCGGGCTCGCCGGTGTGGTCCATGCCGCAGTCGCTGCTGCCCAGCATCGCCACGCTGAAAGACGAAGCCGGGAATCTGATTTGGGCCCCGAACGCCCAGGCCGGATTCGCGGGCACCCTGCTGGGCTATCCCGTCCGGTGGAACAACCGCAGCCCCGGCCTGGGCACCGAAGGCGACGTGCTGCTGGCGGACTTCTCGTACTATCTCATCAAGGATGGTTCGGGCCCGTTCGTCGCCGCTTCGGAACACGTCAAGTTCACGTCGAACAAGACGGTCATCAAGATTTTCTGGAACGTGGACGGCCAGCCCTGGCTGCTGGAACCCTTCACCGAAGAAAACGGGTACGAAGTCTCGCCGTTCGTCGTCCTGGGCGCTCCGGCGGGCTAAGGCCCACACCACCACCCGGGGGGCTTCGGCCCCCCATCCGCCTTTTCGTCTGACCCCTTGGGACCACTGCCATGATGACCGCCGGTAAACTGTCCGAGTTCCTGAAAGCCAACCTGGGCGGCGCTGCCGTCTGGCTGTCCATGGCGAACTACGACCAAGCCACGGCGCTGGTGGCGACCGACGCCGCCGACGAAGGCGAAACCCTGACGGTCCAGTTCCGCCGCGCCACCGACGGCGCGGGCGCGAACGCCGCCGACCTGGGCGACCCGTTCGTGGTCACCCAGGGCGCGGTGTCGGGCGCGCTGGTGAACCTCGCCACCATCTACGCCAGCGACCTGGGCCGCACCGCCGGGGGTGTCGATTACACCCACGTGGCCGTGACCATCACCGACGGCGCTTCGCCCGAAACGCCCACGGCGGTGTTCGTGCTGCGCAGCCACGGGCGCTACGGCAACACCCAGGACTGACACGTGCAACGCTGGCCCGTCACAGCCACGTTCACCGACAAGGCCACGGGGGCGACCGTCACGCCGCCGGGGCCTTTCGCTTGTGATGACGCCGACCGCATCGCCCGCCTGCAGGCGGCCCGCTGCATCGGCACCACCCCCCTTCCTGCTGGTGGCTTGACGGACGCCAGCGGGAACCCGGGGCCGAAACCTGCCCCGGCCTCCCCCGTGGCGCAGCAGACGGCCCCAGCCCCCGCCCCGGCACCGGAAACGGTCGCCGGGGCGGTGCAGGCCCCAGGCGCTGCCCCAGCCCCTGGACGCGCCCATGCAGCCCCGTCAGCCCCTGTTCCGTCCACCCCAGCCCGTGCCCCGTCTGTGGCCGGGCGCAACGGTCCTGCTGATGGCGACGGGCCCAAGCCTGTGCCGGGCGGACACGGACGCGGTGGCAAGCGCCGCAACAGCAAGGCGCGGACGAAGTCTTAAGGTCATCACGGTGGGCGAGGCGTGGCGCGCTGCGCCGTACGCCGACGCCCTGTACCATGCGGACAGGGCATGGTGGGACGCCTACGCCGGGGCCCCGGCCTTCCCTGGCCTCGCCATCACCCAGGACGCCAACGGCGGGTCCGCCTGCGCCGACCGCTACGGCCTGTCCGTCGTCACGTCGGTGAAGGCCCCAGGCATCAGCACCGACCCCGCCGTGGTGAACCGTGGCTGGAACAGCGGGTTTCAGGCCCTGCAGCTGGCCATGCACCTGGGCGCGGCCCGGGTCATCCTACTGGGCTTCGACATGGGCAAGGCCGCCGACGGTCGGAAGTCCTGGGCGCAGAACCGGCCCGCGTCGCTGGTGCGCCACAGCCCCTATGAACTATTCGTCCGCGCCTTCACCGACGCCGCGCCCCAGGTCGCCCAGGCGGGCGTGGAAGTCGTGAACGCCAGCCGGGTGTCCGCGCTGCAGTGCTTCCCCAGGGTGGCCCTGATGGACGCCCTGGCGTGACCCGTCCGCCGGTCATCATTGAGGGGATGAAGGGGCTGGGCGACAACGTGTACCAGCGCGCCGTCGTGCGCCGCCTGGACGGCCCCGTGTATCTCGCCACGCCCTGGCCCCAGCTGTACGCCGACCTGCCCCAGGTGCGGCCCGTACGGCCCCTGCGCCACGGCCTGCGCACCCAGCTGGCGAACGAAGCCCAGCAGCCCCCAGGGACGTGGTGGGACCGGCCCCCGGATTCGCCGCGGTTAACCATATCGTACGGGGACCGGGTGTTCAGGGAGGGCCGCACCATGCTGCAGGGCATGGAAGCGGGCCTGCAGGGCGAGGGCGGCCCCCTGGTGTGCGACTTGCCGCCGACACCGCCCTGGCCCACCCAGGGCCGCCCCCTGGCCATCGTGCGCCCCGTCACGCACCGCACCGAGTGGCTGAACACGGCGCGAGCCCCCGACCCGGAATACATCGCCCAGCTGGCGGGCAGGCTGATGGACACCCACCACGTGGTCGCGGTGGGCGACGTGGCCGACCGCGCCGAATGGGTGGTGGGCCGGATGCCCCCGCACCACGAAGCCCTGATGCACGGCGAACTGGACGTGCTGCAGCTGGTGGCCCTGATGCGCGCCGCCGACGTGGTGGTGGCCGGTGTCGGCTGGGTGCTGCCCATGGCCGTGGCGACCCGGGCCCGGGCGTACATCGTCCTGGGCGGGAACGGCGGGGCAAACCACCCCGACCGCATCACCGACCCCAGGCTGGACACGTCGCGCCTGGGGTGGGCCTTTCCGTCACGGTTCTGTCTGTGTCACAACATGAAGCACGGGTGCGACAAGGTGGTGCCCGACCTATTGCCCAGGTTCGAAGCCTGGGCCCGTCAGCAGGGGGTGAAAATATGAATCGGGATCTAGCGAAGGCCCAGGACGGGGCCCTGGTGTGGATGCCTGAACGGGGCGTCGGGTACTTCGAAGTTCAGGGCGAGCCGTACGACGCGGCGTACTTCGACCGCTACGCCGCCCAGGGCGACACCGTCATGGGCCGGAACCTGAACGCGCACCGCGTCGCGCTGGTGATGGCGTGGGCCGGGCCGGTGGACATTCTCGACGTGGGCGTGGGCGCGGGCACCTTTCTGGAACACTGGAACAGCACCCATCTGGACCGGGCCGGGTGCGGCTATGACGTGAACCCGGCGGGCGTGGCGTGGCTGAAAGAACGCGGCTGGTACGCCGACCTGTACGGGCGCGGCCTGCACCCGGTGGTGACCTTTTGGGACGCCCTAGAGCATATCCGCGAACCGTCGGCGGCGCTGGACTGCGTCGGCACCTGGGCGTTCGTGGCGGTGCCGATTTTCCGCGACGCGGCCCACGTCCTGGCCTCGCGCCACTACCGCCGCGACGAACATTACTGGTACTGGACCCGCGCCGGATTCGTGGCCTTCGCCGCCGGGTGCGGGTTCGAAGCGGTGGACATAGTCGCCACCGAAACCGCCATGGGCCGCGACGACGTGGAAACCTTCGTGCTGCGCCGGGTCCGTCCCGCGCCCTGACTTCGCCGCCGGGCCGAGTCGTGCCAATGTCCAGCCCTGCCCAGGAGTCCGCCCCATGTCGTGCCTGCCTCGCTATTGCGTGCCCTACTATCAGCAGGGCCTGGACTTCGACCTGCAGCGCCTGGACGTGTCGCCCGAACCCGCGCCCGCCATCACGCTGCAGCAGGCGTACGACCATCTGCGCCTGACGGCCCTGGGCTCGCCGCCGGAACACCCCGACGACGCCCTGCTGCTGGACAAGATTCAGGCCGTCACCGACGAACTGCAGGCCCCCACGGGGTGGCTGGGGCGCAGCCTTGTCACCCAGGTGTGGCGGCTGGACCTGTCGCGGATGCCGTCGGCCCGCCGGTTCCAGCTGCCCCTGCCGCCGCTGCAGTCTGTGGAATCGATCGCTTACACCGACGTGGACGGAAACGCGGCGGTGGTGGACCCCAGCACGTACACGGTGGTGGCGGCGGCTTCGTCGTTCGACAACAGCGTGGGGTACATCGACCTGAACCACGGGCAGAACTGGCCCCGCATCCAGCGCCAAGGTGACAGGGCGGTGCAGGTGACGTTCACCGCCGGTTATCCCGACGGCAAGGTGCCGCCCTACATCAGGGCGTACATGCTGCTGCGCCTGGGCTTCCTGTACGAACACCGGGAGTCGGTGGTGGTGGCCCCTGGGGCCCTGCCGTACGAAATGCCGGGCATGAACGGGATGCTGGAAAACTACCGCGTCAGGGGCTTGATTCGCTGATGGCCATGCGAGGCGGACAGCTGGACCGGCGCGTGACCCTGCAGGTCCGCGCCCGCGTGCAGGACGGCACGGGCGACATGGTCGAAGGCTGGGCGGACCTGTACCCGGAACAGCCGCACGGCATCCCGGCGCAGAAAATCGAAGGGGCCGCCGCTGAACGCTACGTCGGGGCCCAGCTGATAGCCGTGGCCGCCACGGTGTTCAGGCTGCGCTACTTCCCGGCCCTGCTGGAAATATACCCCGACACGCACCGCCTGCTGTTCACGACGCCGGGCGGCGCGGTGCGCACGTACATGGTGCACGGCGCGGTCGAGATTGGCCGACGCGAGGGCGTGGCCCTGGCCTGCGCCGCCAGGGCGGAAAACCCCGACTCCGACCTGCCCGACCCGGAACCCTGACGATGGCGAGGCGGCCCAGCTTCGACCTGAACCTGCACGGCAATCTGAAAGAGAACCTGCAGCAGCTGCCCGAACGGATGCAAAAGCCGGTCATCCGCCGGTCCATGCTGCGTCTGGCCCAGCCCATGGTCGCGGCGGCCCAGGCGAACATCGGTGACTCGGTGAAAACGGGCCGCACCCAGCAGCGCATCATCGTGTCCGCCACCCTGTCCCGCCGCCAGCGCCGGGGGCAGGTGAAGGATAAGAACATCATCACGGTGTACATGGGCGTGCAGCCCAGCCGGAAGGCGCACCTAATCGAGTTCGGGTCGGGCCCGCGCTACCACAAAACCGGCAAATACGTGGGGCAGATGCCCGCCAGCCCGTACCTGCGCCCGGCCTTCGACGGCGGGGCCCAGCCGTACCTGCAGGGCCTGGGCCGCGTGATCGGTGAGGAAATCGAAAAGACGGCGGCGCGGTGGTCGCGTAAACAGATGCGCCAGCTGAACACGCGGGCGTCGAAGGGGTAGGACGATGGCGACGGGGACTCTATTCGAACGGGCGGTGTTCGTCCTGCTGTCCACCACGGCCCCGCTTAAGGGCCTGACGGGCAAGCGGTGCACGCCGGTGGAACTGCCCCAGGCTCCGAAGTACCCGGCGCTGGTGTACCGCGTCGTGTCGGCCCCCAGGGAGTACACCCACGACGGCCCCGCCGGGCTGGTGCGGGCCCGCCTGCAGGTCGATTGCTACGCCCCGACGTACGACGCGGTGGTAGCGCTTAAGGAAGCCCTGCTGACGGTCCTGGGCGGTGCCCAGGTGGTGGTGGCGGTGCCCGATACGGGCTCGCCCGGCGTGACGGTGGAAATCCAAGGCGCTTTCTGTCTCAATGAGACGGACGGCACCGAATCAGCCTTGGAGGATTCGGGGCCGAAAGGCATTCGGCGCAAGCGTTTGGACTTCGCCGTGACGTACGTGGAGAAGTGACGACATGGCCCGCACCCAAGCCCGCATCGGCTACCGCACGAAGCTGCAGCGCAGCAACGGCGCATCGCCGCCCGAGTATTACACCGTGGCGGAAGTCCGCAACGTCGGCGGGCCCAGCCTGTCCCGCGACGCGCCCGAGGCCACGAACATGGACTCGGACGACGGGTGGAAAGAGTTTGTCAAAGGGCTGAAAGACGGCGGGGAAGTGACGTTCGAAGTCAACCTGCTGCCCGGCTCCGAAAACGACGACACCCCGGAAAACCTGCGCCTGGGCCACAACGCCACCGACGGCCTGCTGTCCGACTTCAACAACGACGACACGGTGGACGACTGGCGGCTGGTGTTCCCGGGCACCGGCTCGCCGCCGGTGTCGTGGGACTTCGCCGCCATCCTGACGGGCTTCGAAACCGACGAACCCGTGGACGACGTGATGACCGGAAGCTGCACCCTCAAGGTGACCGGCAAGCCGGAACTGCAGTAGGGCTTCCCCCTGCAGGTGGCGACCCGCCACCGACCCCCGCCGCCTGCAGATGGGCCCGCTGGAAACGGCGGGCCCTTTCGCATACCGTCGCCCCTGCGCCCGCCCTGGGCGCTGCAGGGAAAAGACCATGACCACGAAAATCACAGTGTCCGTGAACGGGAACTATCGAATCCCGGTGAAGCAAGGCGAGGCTGTCACCTGGGTGTCGGGCCGCGACCACGACGGCCCGCGCGCCGTGGACTTCACGCCGACGCACGGCGACGGGGCCACCTTCATCATCGGGCCCGAAGAACCGGACAACGGCGACGCGCCGGAATAGGCCCGCGGCGAAATAGGGTTAACAGGGGCCCGCTGGAAACGGCGGGCCCTTTCGCATACCGTGACACCCGCGCCCGATTCCCGGGCTTCCGTCAAAGGACCATTCCATGGCCGAGAAAACCGCCAAGCCCAAGGTGTACCCCGTCGGGCCCGTCGCCATCGGCGACACCACGTACACCCTGCAGTACCCGTACAGCGCCCTGGTGCGCTTCACCGACATGGTGGGGTGCCCGGCCAATGAACTGCAGAAGCGCCTGCACCCCAGCCGCATCATGCTGTCCGACCTGAACGCCCTGCTGTGGGCGGGCCTGCAGAAGTCGGAAAAGCTGACCATCACCCAGGTGGACGACCTGCTGGACGACGTGCCCCCGGAGGATATGCCCGCCATCTTCGAAAAGGTGCAGGAACTGGTGTCGTCCGCCTTCGGCGCGAAGAAAAAGGGGGCGGGCGATGACGCGGACGCGGACCCTACGATGACGACGGCGACGCCGCCGCCGACCGACTCGGCCCCGGCTGGGACTGGTACGACCTGATAGAGGCGGGCGCTTCGGTGGGCTTCACGCCCGCCGAAGTGTGGGACATGACGCCGCGCGAGTTTGAAGCGGCCATGAAGGGGCGGGCGAAGGCGCACCGCGTCACCATGGCGGGCCACCTGTACGGGGCCTGGAACGCCGCGAACCTGGGCCGCGTCTCTCCGAAAAAGAAACTGCCCGACCTGGGCAAGATGATGCGCAAGGTTCTGAAAATCCGCGCCCCGGAACAGACGCCCCAGCAGCAGCTGCGAATCGTGGAACTGCTGAATCAGGCGTTCGGTGGTAAGGACTCCCGCAAGGGTAAAGGGCGAAAGGACTAGGCCATGGCTGCTATCGTCGGCGCACTGCGTGCGGACCTGTCCGCCGACGTTGGCGGCTTCGCGTCCGACATGGGCCGCGCCGGTGGCGTGGTGGACGACTTCGCCGCCCGCACCCGGGGCATCGGCAACGGCATGATGCTGATGGGCGCGGGCCTGACGGCTGGCGTCACCACCCCCCTGATAGCGTTCGCGGGATCTAGCGTGCGCGCCTTCGCGGACGCGGAACAGGGCGCGGCGCAGACGGAAGCGGCCCTGACTTCCATGGGCAACGCGAGCGGGCGCAGCTTTGAACAGCTGACTGCAGCGGCCCAGGACTTTCAGGACACCCTGGCGGTGGACGCCGACGAAGTCCTGCAAAAGGTCACGGCCAACCTGCTGACGTTCGGCAACGTCGCGGAAGGGCAGTTCGACCGCGCCCAGCTGGCGGCGCTGAACCTGTCCCGCCGGATGGGCGGCGACATGCAGGCCGCCGCGCTGATGGTGGGCAAGGCGCTGAACGACCCGATTCAGGGCCTGACGGCGCTGCGCCGCGTGGGCATCCAGTTCACGGAACAGCAGAAAGAACAGATTAAGGCGATGACGGAGGCGGGCAACGTCGCCGGGGCCCAGGGCATCATGCTGGGCGAACTGGAACGCCAGTTCGGTGGTGCCGCCGCCGCCTATGCCGCGACCGCCGCCGGGCAGGCCGAGGCCACCCAGCTGGCCCTGGGCGACGTGCAGGAGACGTTCGGGCAGATGGTGGCCGAAGTCGGCCTGCCCTTCCTGACGATGCTGCGTGACCTGCTGAAAGGGTTTCTGGACCTGGACCCCGGGATGCAAAAGGTGATCGTGGGCGGCGTCGCCATCGTCGCCGCCCTGGGCCCTGTCATCGGAATCCTGGGCGGCATCCTGACGGTGATAAGCACCGTCGGCCCGGCCATGGCCGTGCTGGCCCCCATCTTCGCCGGGCTGGGCGGCGCTGCGGTCGCGGCGGCTGGCGTCCTGGGCCCCGTCCTGGGCGCGGCGCTCGCCGCCCTGCTGTCGCCCATCGGGCTGGTGGTCGCGGCGGTCGCCGGGCTTATCGCCATTTGGGTGTTCTTCGGTGACGACATACAGCGCATCGTCGGGCAGGTGTGGGGGTGGCTGCAGGGCAAGTTCGCGGAACTGGTGCAGTGGCTGGGCGGCCTAGTCGAGAACGTCACGAAGTGGTGGGCCGACGTGTCCGCCGTGTTCCAGCGGGTCGCGCCCGGCATCATGCAGTTTCTGATGACGCCGCTGCGCGCCCTCTTTGGCCTGTGGAAGGCGGAATGGGACGCGGCGGTGTACGTCGTCACCCAGGTGGTGCCCCAGGTCATCAACGCCGTGCGCGGCCTGTACGAAGGCGTGAATCAGTGGATGCGCCAGCGCCTGGGCGCGGTCATCCAGTGGGTTATCGACCGCCTGGGCGCGGTGGGCCGGGCCTTTTACGAACTGTACGACAAGGTGGTGGGCCACAGCTACGTGCCCGACATGGTGGACGGTATCGCGGACGAGTTCGGACGCCTGCCCGACGTGATGGTGCAGCCCGCCCTGGACGCCACCGAAACCGTGGGCCAGTCGTTCGCGGACATGGGCAAGCGGGTGGCCGACTCCTTCACCGACCTGCTGTTCAGCGGCGAAATGAGCATGTCGAAGCTGGGCGAACTGTCGCGGTCGCTGGGCAAAGAACTGTTCCAGAATCCGTTCATGGACTGGGCCAAGGGCGGCGTGTCGTCGGCCCTGCAGGGCCTGTTCGGCGGTGGTGGCGGTGGTGGCCTGGGCGGCATGTTCGGCGGCCTGTTCGGCGGCTTCCGCGCCATGGGCGGCGACGTGGCGGCGGGCATGTCCTACGTGGTGGGCGAGAACGGGCCGGAAGTGTTCAGGCCGAACGTGGGCGGGTCCATCGTGGCCAACGGCGCGGGCGGCGGCGTCACGGTTAACCAGTACATCAGCACCCCCGACGCGGGTTCGTTCCGGCGTTCGCAGCGTCAGGTCGCGGGTGCGGCCAAGCGGAGCCTGTCGGCGGCATGAGCGGATTCATTGACACCCCCCTGCCCGCCCGGGTGAAGGGCTACCCCACGACAACCGCGCCCCGGTGGTCCACCACCATCACGGCGGCGTCGTCGGGCGCGGAACAGCGGAATCAGAACTGGGCCAGCCCGCTGCTGCGCATCACCCTGCCCGAGGCCATCCGCGACCACGCCACGTTCGAAGCCCTGAAAGAGCATTGGTACAGGATGCGGGGCCCGCTGCATTCGTGGCCGTTCCGCGACCCGCTGGACTTCGCCAGCGTCGCCCTGCCCCAGCCGAACGTCGCGCCCCAGGTGTCGCGGACGGACTCGGAACTGGGCATTGGCGACGGCCTGCGCACCGACTTTCAGCTGGTGAAAACCTACGCCGGGGGCGAGGCCCAGGAATACCTGCGCACCATCCACCTGCCCGTCGAAGGGTCGGTGGTGGTCGGACTGCAGGGCAAGGCCCCCGATGACCCGACCCTGCCCGGGAACCCGTACACCGTGTCGGTGTCCCGCCCGGGCGGCGTCGTCACCATCACCCCGCCCCCGCCGGTGGGCTTCGTCGTCACGGCTGGGTTTCTCTTCGACGTGGAAGTAAGGTTCGAAGCGGACGACTCGTTTGACGGCGTCGTGCGGACCTATCGGGTTTCCGGCTTCGGTGACCTGCAGCTGCTAGAAGTGAGGCCGTGCTGATGCTGCGCTGGGCTGATGGATTCGACCACTACGGCGCAACCGCCCGCCTGACGGACGGGCAGGGCGCGTACGCCAGCGCCGGGGGCGTCACCCTGGACACCACGAACCCCCGCACCGGCGCGGCCTGCGCCCGCCTTTCCGGCGGCTTCGAAGTCGGCCTGCGCCGCATCTATGGCGCGTCCCTGCCCGACGCGGCGGTGGGCTTCGCCTTTTTCACGCCGACCCTGCCCAGCAACAGTTCGTCGCTGTGCCTCGCCAGCTTCCGCGACAGCGCCAATAACGTGCATGTCACGGTGGTGGTGTCGTCCACGGGCCAGCTGGTGGCGCGGAACGGCAAAGGCCCCCTGGGCGAAGGCGTCGTGCTGGCCACGTCCGCGCCCTGCGTGTTCGCCGGGGCCTATCAGCACTTCGAAGCCCACATGGTGGTGGGGGTGTCGGGGTCGCTGGAATGTCGAGTCGACGGCGTCACCGTCCTGAACATCAGCGGCGTGGACACCCTGGGCCCGTCGCCTGCTGATGAAGAAATCGGGCAGGTGCTGGTGGGCTGCAGTGGCCAGGGCGTGTTCGGTTTTCCGGCGTACGTGCTGGTGGACGACATTTTCGCATGGGATGCGAGCGGCACCGGGTCGGAAGTTAACGACTTCATCGGGGACAAAAAGGCGTACACCCGCCTGCCCGCTGGCGACACGCCGACCGCCGATTGGCTCCCCAGCACCGGCGCGCTGCAGTACCCCATGCTGGACAACGTGCCGCCCCTGGACGCCTCGCAATACCTGCAGGCCGACAACGTGGGCGACAAAACCCAGGTGACGCTGGCGGCCTTCCCGTCGGAAATCGTCGCCATCACCGGCGTGTATGTCGTCACCCGGCTGTTCAAGACGGACGCCGGGGCGGCCAACGCCCAGGTGTCCATCGTGTCGGGGGTTTCCGTCGAAGCCGGAACCGACCGCCCCGTGACAACCGCGCCCGTATGGTACGGTGACGTGTTCGAAACGGACCCCGACACCGGGGCACCGTGGCTGCTGGCGGACCTGAACGCCGCCGAAACCCTGCTGGAAAGGACCGCCTGATGGCCGCCGGAAACTTCGTCGTACTGGACCGCGCAAAGGAGAAAATCGGCGCGGCCATCAATCTGGCCACCGACTCGTTTCAGCTGGTGCTGACCGAGTCCGCCCAGGCCCTGGCGGCGAACTTCGCGGGCGGGTCGGGCAACGCCCAGTATTCCGACCTTACGGACGAAGTCACCGGCACCGGCTACAGCGCCGGGGGCGAGCCGCTGGCGAACACCGACTGGGTGCGGTCGGGGTCCACGGTGACGTTCAGCGCCGACCCCACCACGTGGGACACCGCGACGTTCACGGCCAAGTATGGCGTGGTGGTGAAGTCCGACGGGGCGAGCCCGCCGACGCTTTCCGACATCATCGGATTCGTGGACCTAGAGACGACTTCGCCCACGGGCCGGTCGGCGCTGGCCACCGACTTCATCGTGTCGTGGCCCACGGGCGTGTTCGACCTAGACTAAGACGGGCCCCGGAACAGGAGTCCGCCCATGAAAACCCCGATTCATTCCAGCGTCAGCAGGACGGCGGGCAGTGGCGTGGCTTACGCCACCGCCAGCGGCACCGTGTACCTGATGCTGCAGGGCCAGCTGGCGGTGTACCAGTTCGGTTATCTGCCCTGGACGACGGAAGGGGATTGGCGGTGGTCGCCCGACCGCGACGGCGTCGTGTCCGACTTGGAAGTGTACGTGGCGGCGAACACCCGCACGACGGCCACCACGTTCACCCTGATGAAAAACGGCGTTTCGACCGGCTACACCGCCACGGTGGGCGCGGGCGTCACGGGCTGGGTGGGCGCGTCGGGCGGCCCTGTCGCGGTGGTCGAAACCGACCTGCTGTCGCTGCGCTGGGTGAACGGGTCGGGCGGCGGGTCCATCACCGTGGACGCGATTCAGTCCAGCTTTGAAGCGGACAGCGGCGACACGGTCGCCCATCACACCACGTCGGGCGACTACAACCTGAATCAGGGCGTGACCACGGCGCGGCTGTGTCAGAACGTGAGCGGGTCGGGCGAGGGCAACAGCTTTGCGTCGGTGTGGGCCGGTGAGCTGACGGCCCCGAATATCCGCGCCCGCGTCGGCCTGGACGCCACGGCGGTGTCGGCTCGCATCCACGTGCCGGTGAACACCACGACGGTGGACGCCCAGGTGGAACTGTACGTCAACGGCGCGGCGTCGGGCCTGAAAGTCACGGTGCCCGCCGGGACCACGGGCCGGTTCCGCGCCACCGGGTCGGTGAACCTCGCCCCTGGCGACCTTATCGACTGGCGATTCAACAATACGGGGTCGGGCACCGGGTCGCTGCGAATAGGGAACGTGCAGCTGGGGCTGGTGTACGACGGCGAGGGGTACGACGTTTGGGCCCTGGCCCGGTCGGGCGAGACGCTGCAGGGCTATAACGACCAAACGTACCGCCTGCCCATCCCATGGTACGCCGTCACCACGGACGTGACGACGGCCTATAGCCGGTTCAAACACCCCGCCGGAACCATCGGCAACCTATGGGCCCGGGTGAACAACAGCGGGGGGGGGTCAAACTACCCGGTGTCGTCGCTGCGCCTGAACGGCACCGACGTGCTGACTCTGACCATCCCGGGCACGGCGGGCAACGCCACGATTCTGGACACTTCGAACACCGCCACGGCGGCGGGTGGCGAGTCGGCGTGGTTCGCGTTCCGCACGACGGCCTTTGCCCAGTCCATCACCGGCGTGGGCTACACGGTGGTGTCGGACGCCGCGCCGCCGGTGGAAGTCGAAGCCGGGCCGGGCCAGCTGACGTTCACGGGCCACGCGCCGGTGGTGTACGCCCCGGAAGTCGTGCAGGCCGGGCCGGGCCAGCTGACGTTCACGGGCCAGCAGCCCGGCGTGACGCTGGTGGACCGCGTCATGGTGGGCCCTGGCCAGCTGACGTTCACCGGGGCCCAGCCCGACGTGCTGGTGGGTGTGTCGGTGTCGGCCCACCCGGGCCAGCTGAACTTCACGGGCCGCCAGCCCTTCATCGCCGTGCAGCAGTTCGTCGCCGCGTCGCAGCAGGCCGTCATCGCCCTGGGCGAGGGTCCGCCGCCGCCGGTTCGGGCGTCGCAGCAGGCCGTCATCGCCCTGGGCGAGATTGTGCCCGGGCTTCGTGCGTCGCAGCAGGCCGTCATCGTTCTGGCCACGGGGGTGCCCTGCATCACGTACTGGTGTCAGGTGTGGATTATCCGCCGCCTGGACGGCGAAGCCCTCGCCTTCACGTCGCTGGACCGCGACCTGCCGTTCCACGGCCTGACGGCCCGTTCCTGCGCCTCCCTGATGGCGTCGGCCACGGAAGGCGCGGCGAACATCGGGGCCGTGGCGAACATGGAACTGGCGGGCATCATCGACTCCGACGCCATCACCGACGCCGACTTGTGGGGCGGGGCCTATGACGGGGCCCGCGTCGAAGTGTGGCTGGTGCCCTGGGCCGGAACCGAAACGCCGCGCCGCCTCGCCGCCGGGTGGGCGGGCAAGGTGTCGCAAGGCGAACGCGGGTTCACCATGGAAGTGCTGGGCCCCGGCGCGAGGCTGGAACAGCAGGCCATCACCGAACCGTTCACCCCGGCGTGCCGCTGGGTGTTCGGTGACGGTCGGTGCCCGGTGGACGTGGACGCCCTGAAAGTCGCGGGCGTCATCACCGGCGTGGCCAACCGCCGCCAGTTCAGCGCCGCCGCCATGATCGGCCCCCCGGCCAACCCCTTCACCCAGGGCCGCGTCGAGTTCCTGACGGGGGCCAACGCCGGGTTCCGGTCGGAAACAAAGGCTTTCGACCCCGACACCGGCACGTTCACGCTGTGGATTCCCGCGCCCCAGCCGTTCGCCCCGGGCGACACGTTCGAAGCCTTCCCGGGCTGCGATAAGACGAAGCCCACGTGCCAGGACTATGGCGCGTTCGAGTCGTTCGGCGGCTTCCCTGACATTCCTGGGGCCGACTCCCTGACGGAAACCCCCGATGCGAAATACTGACGAAGCCCCGCGGGCGATTGTGGTTAACGAAGCCCGCACCTGGGTGGGCACGCCGTACCGGCATCAGGCCAAGGTGAAGGGCGCGGGGGTGGACTGCGTCGGCCTATGCCTGGGCGTCGGCCTGGCGCTGGACCTGCTGCCCACGTTCGACCGGGAAGCGTGGCGCGAGTTCGCCGGGTACGGTCGCCTGCCGAACCCCACGAAGATGGAAGCCGGGCTGCGCCGCTTTCTGGTGCCGGTGGTGGGCGCGGCCCAGCCCGGGGACTGGGCGTGGATGCAGTGGGCGACGCGCGAGGGCCGCGACCTGCCCATGCACATGGCCATGCTGGCCTATGGCCCGTCGGGCCCGTCCATCATTCACGCCTTCGCGGACGTGGGGGCCTGCGTCGAACACGGATTCACCGCCGAATGGCCCGCCCGGGTGGTGTCGTGGTGGCGCTACCCGGGACTCGTCGCGCCCGACAATGCGGCGACGCTGCGCAAGGCGTCACAGCGGGGGGTTCGCCGGGCCCGCCGGGCACGGTAGGGTGTCGGTTCACGCGGCCCAGGAATCGCCCTGGGCGGCCTTCCCTGGGGGGTTCTGATGGCATCGCTGGCGCTGGGCTTCGCGGGCAAGGCGGTGGGCACCGCCCTGGGCGGGCCCGTCGGCGGCCTGATCGGCGGATTCATCGGGAACGCCATTGGCGGCCTGATCGACAACCAGCTGTTCCCGGTGAAGCAAGAGGGCCCCAGGATTGAGGACAGGTCGGTGACCGCGTCCACCTATGGCCAGCAGATTCCGCGCCTGTACGGGCCGGAAAACCGCATCAGCCCGAACATGATTTGGTCCACCGAACTTATCGAGACGGCCAAGAAATCGAAGCAAGGCGGCAAGGGCGGCCCCAGCGTCCAGCAGACGGAATACAGCTACCGAGTCAGCTGCGCCCTGGCCTTCGCCGCCGGTGAAATCGCCAACATCAGGAAGCTATGGGCGAACGGGAAACTGATTTTCGACAACCCCGCCCCGGGCCTGCAGCCGAACGCCCAGGGCGTCATGGTGTCGGAACGGGCCGACGGCACCCAGGCGGTGTTCACCACCCTGCGGTTCTACACCGGCGGCTTTCTGCAGCCGCCTGACCCGACCATAGAGTCGTACCTGGGCGTGGGCGAAACCCCGGCCTATCGCGGCACCTGTTACATCGTCCTGACGGACCTGCAGCTGGCGGACTATGGGAACCGAATCCCGAACTTCGAAGCCCTGATAGAGGCCCAGGAGTCCATCACCGTGGGCGCGGTGGTCGACTCCATCTGCGTGGCGTGCGGCGTGCCCACCAATGACGTGTCCACCGTCGGGCTGGCGGGCGACTTCGTGCGCGGCTTCGCCATCACCCAGGCCGCCGGTGGCCCCGGCGCGCTGCAGCCGCTGGCCCTGGCCTATGCCTTCGACACGGCGGAACAGGGCGGCGGGCTGCGCTTCATCAAACGGGGGCGCTCGCCCCGGGGCCGCATCACCCAGGACATGATGGGCGGCCACGTCGGTGGTGACGAAAGGCCGGAAGCCGTGCGCTTCGACCGGAACCCCGACATGCAGCAGCCCAGGCAGGCCAGCCTGACGTTCCTAGATCCCGAACGGAACTATCAGCCGAACACCCAGCTGGCCACGCGGGCGTACGGCGACGCCGACTCCAACCTGGGCACGTCGGTGGCGCTGGTGCTGACTGCAGACGAAGGCCGCCGCGTCGTGGACCGGATGCTGTGGGAGCCCTGGACCGCGCGCCGCATCGCCACCATGGACCTGACGGACAAGTTCGTGGACCTGCGCCCGGGCGACATATGGGTGCTGGACAGCCCCGACCCCTACAGCATCTTCAAATGCACCCGCGCCCTGCGTGGGGCCAACGGCCTGACGGAAGCCGAGTGGCAAGGCGATGACCCGACCCTGTACCAGTCCACGGCGGCGGGCGCGGCTTCGACCGTGCCGGAAAACCCGCTGCGCCTGCCCGGGCCCACCACCCTGTCCCTGCTGAACCTGCCCCTGCTGACGGACGTGGACGACCCGTACGGGTTCTACTGGACCGCCGCCGGGTCGGGCGACGGCTGGCGCGGCGCGGACGTGCTGCGCAGCGTGGACGGCCTGAACTTCACCGCCATGGCCCCGACGCGCCAGGAAGCCACCCTGGGCACCGTGGCGTCGGCCCTGCCCGACGGCGACGACGTGGACTTGGCCAACGTCATCACGGTGGTGCTGCTGCGTGACGACATGCAGCTGGAGTCGGTGTCGGACGACGAACTGGCGGCGGGTGCAAACGCCATATGGCTGGGCGAGCCCGGGTCGCCCGACGGGGAAGTGCTGCAGTTCCGCGACGCCGACCTGATAGCGCCCGGCACGTACGAACTGTCGTACCTTGTGCGGGGCGTGAAGGGGACCGAGTACGCCAAGGGCCTGCACGGCGCGGGTGAACAGCTGGTGTTCCTAGAGTTCGGCCCCATCGCCCGGGCCAGCTTCGGCGCGGCGGACATTGGCGAGGCGCGGGATTACAAGGCCGTGTCGCTGCTGACGGACGAAGCGGACACCATGGCCCAGGCGTTCACGAACGAAGGGGTGGGCCTGCGCCCCTACGCCCCGTCCACCCTGGCCCACACCGGCGGCGGGGGCTCGCCGCCCGATGACATAGCGTTCAGCTGGGTGCGCCGGTCGCGCATCGGCGGCGACATTCGCGGCGAGGGGGCAGACCTGCCGTTCGTGGACGGGGCCGAGTCGTACACGGTCGAGATTCGGAACGCGGCGAACACCGCCACGGTGCGCAGCACGGTGGTGACCGCCCCGGCCTTCACCTATGACGTGGCGATGCAGGCGGCGGACTTCCCGGGCGGCCTGCCCTCGCCCCTGTACTGGCGCGTGGCCCAGGCCAGCGGGGTGTACGGCCCCGGCCTGTCACCTTGGGCCACCGCCACCGTGGCGTGACAGCCGCGCCCGCCCTGACGCGAATCACGTCAGGGTGGGGCATGGCCTGGAAACTGCCCGCGCTGCCCCGTCCGACGCCCGCCGGTGTGAAAGCCTGGGCCGATGCGTTCCGCGACCTGGGCGCGGTCCTGTACGTGCCGGTGGTCACCCTGGTGCTGGGGTCCACCACGTGGCTGCTGGCCTATGGCCCGTGGGACGTGTCCACCCAGCTGCGCCGCCTGGACGGCATCGTGATGGGGTACGTGCTGATGCACGTGGCCTTCATCATCGGGGTGCTGTTCTACCAGCGCCGGGCCCTGCCGAACTTCAAACTGAAAAGCCGCCTGGGCGAAGTCACCCTGGACACGCCGGAAGGGGCGGGCGTTGAACTGACGCCGACGCCCGGCGGTGGTGTGTCCGCCACCGTGACACCCGCGCCCGCGCCCGCCGACCTTTCACCGTCAGAACCGGAGTCGAAACCGTGACCCACCCCCACTTCGTCCTGGGCCAGAAAAGCCTGGGCCACCTTGTCGGCGTCCATCCCAAGCTGGTGGCCGTCGTAAAGGAGGCCATCACCACCACGCCGGTGGACTTCGCGGTGCACGACGGCGCGCGGACGGTCGCGGAACAGCGGGTGCTGGTGGCGCGCGGGCGCAGCAAAACCATGAACAGCAACCACCTTGTGAAGGCCGACGGCCTGGGCTGGGCGGTGGACCTTGTGCCGTTCGTGGACGGTGAACTGACGTGGGAATGGAAGCTGACGACGAAGGCCGGGCAGGTGCTGGAACCGTTCTACCATATCGCCGCCGCCATGCGGGCCGCCGCCATCCGCCAGAACGTCCCGCTGGTGTGGGGCGGGGTGTGGGACCGCCGACTGGCGAGCCTGCCCGCCAGCGCCGCCGGGCTGAAACAGGCCATGGCCGACTATGGCAAGCGCCACCCCGGGCCCGACTTTTTCGACGGCCCCCACTTCGAACTGAAAGCCGCCTGACATGGCCGACATGAAAGAACTGGAACGCGAAGCCCGGGTGCAGGCCGACCGCCTCGCCGGGGCCATCGGGAATCAGAACGACGACGAAGCGGGCAAGGCGGGCGCTGTCCTGGCGGGCCTGGGCGTCGTCGCCCTGTGCAGCATCGCCGCGTCGCTGGAACGCCTGACGGTGGTGTTCGCGCCGCCCGCCGACGGTGCGGCCTGATGGTGCTGCAGCTGATGCCCGGGCCCAAGGTGCCATGGCTGCGCCTCGCCCTGGGCGGGGTCGCGGTGGTGGTGGCCATCGCCGCCGCCCTGGCCCTGGGCACCTGGGTGCTGGGGCCCCGGCTTCGCGCCGCCGAAAACAAGGCCCTGCAGGCCACCACGGACGAAGCCGTGGCGGTGCAGCAGGGCGAACTGCAGTCTGACGTGGCGGGCGCGGTGCGCGAGTTCACCACGCTGCAGCCCATCATCGTGGAAAGGACCGAACGTGCAGCTGTCGAAATCGAGAGGGGCCCGGGCGCTGATGGCCTTATCAGTCCTGACGTGTACGCCGGGCTTGTCGGGGTGCTTGGGGATGATGACGCCCAGGGCGGTGGCGGTGAACCCGGAACGCCCGTTGCGGGTGATCGTCCCTGACGAAGTCCGCGAGCCGTGCGCCCGCGTCCCGCTCCCGCCGCCGGTGGTGGACCCCGACACCGGACGCCCGACCATCACCGACGGGCAGGCCGGGGCCATGATCGTGCGCCAGGACGGGGCCCTGCAGGTGTGCGACGCCAAGCGGGCCCTGGCGGTGCGCGGCATGGACCTGTTCAACGAAAACGCCGACGCCCTGGCGGACGCGCTGCGCCCGCGCCGGTGGTGCTGGCCCCTGTGCCGGTAGCGATCGGTTAACCCTGTTTCGCCGCGGGCTTTAGCCGCCAGCCCCGGCGGCCCACCTTCACCGCGCTGATACGCAGGTTCACGGCGTGCAGCATCAGCAGTTCGCAGGGATAGGGCCAGCGGTCGGCCTTCCTGACGTTGCACCGGGGGCAGGCCAGCAGCTGATTCCACCGCGACCCGCCGCCCCTCGCCCTGGGCACGACGTGGTCGCGCGTCGGGCTGGCCATCACCTTGGGGCAAAGGTAGCACCGGCGGTCCTGGGCCCACATCAGGGACGCCAGGACCGCCGGGGGCGTCTGTTCAGGGATGGGCCACGGCACGCGCCCGTACGGCACCCCAGGGGCGGCGCGGGCGTACTGGGCCACCAGCACGTCGTAATCGGACTGGGTGGCCCTGGGCGGCCACCTGACGGGCGTTCTAGGCATCGCCCGCCGGTGGTGCCGGGGGCCATCCTGATTCCGGCGGCCACGGCTTGGGCCTGCTGTGCCACGGCGGGGCTTCGACCACGTCCGACCATCCGGCTATCTGCCCGCCGGTCGCGCCGTAGGACAGGCGCGAGGGGTGCGCCGGTGCGCCCGACTTCGTCAGGGCCAGGACGTGGGGGCGCAGGCCGTAGCGGTGGGCCAGCGACCACACCTTGTCCACCTGATCGGCGTGGGCCCGCGTCATGGCGATGCCCCGGAACGGCGACTCGCCCCAGGCGAACACCAGCCTGCTGCTGGGGCAGTCCATCACCCAGTCGAACCCGAACTGCAGCGCCGCGTCGTTCGCGGGCCCGACGGGGTCGGCCATGTCGGCAAGGTCCAGCGGCTGGGTGGCCACGGCGGCGAATAGATTCACGATGGCGAACTGCCCGGCGCTGGTGCCCTGCAGGAAGCCGCCGCACTTTTTCACCGTCATGTCGTCCACGCCGACGCCGTCCACCAGTTCGCCCGCGTCGGACGGGTTCAGCATCACGTACAGGCACCGCCCCTGCAGGCGGTGGGCTTCGTTCAGGGCCCAGTCCATCAGCGACCCCTGGCGGTGCCGGTGCAGCAGGTAGCGGTACGCCCTGTCGTGGCTGAACACGGCGTGGGTGGTGGCGAGGCGCGAGGCCCAGGCGGTGGTGTCGTCCGTCATTCGACTATCCCCTGCAGGGTGGCGTGGGCCTGCAGGACGTGCAGCACGTCACCGCTGGCCAGGGCGGCCTTGGCCGAGTCTATCGCGGCGGTCATCAGCACGTCGGCGCACCAGTACGGCGCGCTGGGCCCCAGGGCTTCCGCCTTGGCCCGCTGCTGGGTGCGCAAGATTATGACCCGTTCCAGTTCGTCGGGCAGGGCCTGGGCGATGGTGTAGGGCCGGGCCCGGGTCGGGGTGCTGTCCACCATCACGCCCGCCCCGTCACGTCGGGCTGGCCTTCGAACCGGGCCAGCAGTTCGCGCAACATGGCGACCATGTCCGACCGCTCGCCGTTGGAAATGTAGTTCACCCGGCCCCCTTCGTACTTCCCGGTTTCCGCCGTCAGCAGCACCCAGGCCACGGGCTTGTGCCACTGCTGGGGCGGTGGTGGCGGCTCGCCGTTGAACGTCAGGTCCAGCACTTCGGCCACGGCGTTCATGGTCGCCCGGTGCCGCTCTTGAATAGGTCCGTGCGTCATGGCCGGAAGTCCTGCAGCGTGCCCAGGGCGACTTCGCGGTGGGCGTCCCATTCCCGGGGCTGCAGCACCGGCACGTCCACCCAGAACCCGATGAACCGGCGCAGGCGGGCGACGTGCAGCAGGGCCAGGGCCACGGCTTCGACGTGCAGCTGGGCCGCCTCTAGGTCGGCGGGCGTGGCCGCTTCGAACGCGGCGGGGTCGCCCAGGAAGGCGTGCTGCACCTGCAGGGCCTGCCCCATGGCTTCCTGCACCGCCAGTTCGGTGTCACCCAGGCCGACGTTCAGCTGTTCCAGCATCTGCGCCAGGGCGTTGAACTGACGGGCCGGTTCCACCATCGGGTCGGTGGCGTCGGCGGGCCCGGGGTCGGGGGTCGACTCGGGCGGGAGGGGGCGGCGGACCATCAGTTCAGCTTCCTTTTCAGATGGGGCGGCACGGCGTCGAAGTCGTCGGGCGCGTCGCTGCAGTGTTCGGGCGCGGGGTTCCCGTCGCCGCCGGGGAACAGCAGGGCGGGCAGGTCTATTTCCCGCCCGATAACGGCGGCCATGATGCGGGTGGCCTGGGGCGGAAGGCCGTTGGCGCGGCCCGTGGACTGAATCATGTCCACGTGTTCGGCCATGCGCTCGCCCATCCCGGCGCAGAACTGCGTCACGCCGTCGTCGGTGGCCAGGGGCGGCCCGACATAGGCCACAAGCCCCGCCACCATCATCAGGGCGTCCAGCGTTTCGACGTTGCGCAGGCGGCGGTCCTGGCCCGTGCCGTCGCGGCTCTGGCCCTGGGCTTCGCATATCGCCGTCAGGATGGCGTCGGCCAGCCGGTCGCGCACGGCGATGCTGTACCCGGTGTCGCTCTGCACGACTTCGTCGGCGTCGGGCTCGCCCGTCATTGGCGTGCCTCCGATGCGCCCGCGTTCATGGCCACCCGCAAGTCGTGCTGCTGGATGGCGGACAGCTGGGGCCACAGTTCCAGCAGGCCCCGCGCGAGGCCCAGGGCCATGCCCATGCCGCGCTGTTCATATTCGGCGGTGGTCGGGGTCATCCGGCCATCCTTCACCCAGCGGGGGTACACGCGCTTGCGCATCCCCACTTCGCGGCCCGCGACCTTGCGGACCATCTGCAGTTCATCAATGCCCGGGGGGTAGGGTTCCGGCATCGGGTCGGTGGTCGCATCTGTCACGGTGGTGTCCCTCTCAAACGATAATCAGCCAATAGAAAATGGCCCAGCCCAGGCGTTCCAGCCAAAGCGCCAGGGCCGGGTTCACAGCCACGTCCCCAGCACCGCCTTTTCGTCGTCGGCCATGCGGGGAAGCCACGTACGGCCCAGGCCGTTCAGCTGGGCCTGCAGCTGTTCCAGCGTCGCGCCGCGCACCACGTCGGTGGTGGGGCCGTAGCGGCCCATGGTGACCACCCAGCGCCGCGCCACGTACTCGCCGGGATAGTCCGCCGGGTTTTCGTACACGGTCCACATATCGACCACGTCGGGGCCCAGGGGCTGGGGGGTGCAGTCAGGCATCGGCGGCCACCATATCGTCGTTCAGTCGAACCTGGGCGGGCGACACCCAGCGGAAGATTCGGCGGCCCACCAGTTCGGTGACGACGCCCTGGCCCACGGACCATTCGTATTCACCCAGCTGGCCCAGCACGCCGGGTTTCAGGGGGCAGTCCTTAAACGTCCACACCTGCCCCCGGCGGAACAGCACCCCGCCGTGGGCCTTGGCCATGCGGATGGCCTCTAGGTGTTCGTCGTGCCCCGTCATCGGGCTTTCCAGACTTTCACGGGCAGGTGCACCGAACTGGTGGCGAACGCCTCGCCCAGTTCGTGCAGCCACGCCGCGTCCACCGGCACCTTGTCGGGCCCGCATAGGGCGAAGCCGTGCGCCTCGCCGGTGCCCAGGGCTTCCGCCATGGCCTGGGGCCACGTCGCGCCGCGCTCTAGGGCTTCCTGCACCGTGATGCCCATGGCGCGAAGCACGGCGGTGTACGTGTCGTCGCCATGGTCCACGGCGGCGCTGGCGACGTGGGCGGCCCGGTCGGCTGGGGCCGTCAGCTGCAGCTTATCGCCGGTCATGTCACAGATCCCGAAACGCGGTCGGCCTGGGCCAGCATGTCCGCGACAAGGCGCTGGACCTGCTGCAGCTGGGCGACCCGCCCCGCGCCCAGCGACACTTCGCCGGTGGTGATGCCGGGGCAGACACGCGCCGCGTCCAGCCACAGCTGGGCCACCTTGTCGGCGGGCTGGGGCAGGTCCACGGCGGACAGCAGGATGGCGGCGGCGAGGCATTGCCGCCGGTCCATGACGATGCCTGACACCGTCACCGTGCCCGCTGGGGCTTCCGGGTCGGGCCGCCGGTGCACCAGCGTGAAGTCGTCCTGGGGGCCGTCCGTCATGGCATCACCGCCCCGGGCTGCAGCAGGTCGCTGTACCCATCTTCGACCGTCACCGCGCCCAGGCCGTACACGTAGCGGACGGCGTAACCGTCGTCGTTCAGGTGCCCCATGCGCTGGTGAAAGTCCCACATTGCGGCGTACGAATCGAAGCCGTCCCACTTCGCCAGCTGCAGGCGCAGCTTGTCGGCCTTCGTCCCGTGCGGGGCGACGACAAGGCCCTGGACCGCCAGCACCACGTCGTGCACCGCCTTGGGTGCCCCGGGCTCTATTTCCAGCGACCCCGGGGCCCGGGCGAACTGGCCCTGGGCGTTGAACATCAGCAGGCCGCGCATCACGCACCGGGCCGTGGCGAACTTGGCCACCTGGGGCGTGCGCCAGTTCAGGAACAGGTACAGCGGGTCGCCCAGTTTCGGGTCCGCGCCGTCCGCCCTGGGCTTCCGCATCGTGATGGGCTTTTCCCCACGGACGACGGGGCCCGCGTGCTGTGTCTGAAAGCCGAGTCCGGCCATGGTGGAGTCCTCTCTAGTTCGGTTTCGCGGGGTCGGTGACGGCGTCCAGCAGCTGCTGATGCTGCACGAACTGTTCATGGTACGACGCCATGGCGGACTGCAGGTTCGCGGCGAGCGAGGCCGCGCCTTCCGCCAGCTGTTCCGGGGGCATCTTCGGCCCGGCGGCGTGCGCCGCTTTCAGGGCCAGGGCGTGCAGCAGGATGGACACCGACCCGGTGCCGATGCGCAGGCCGTTGCTGGCGGCCCGTTTCTCGACAAGGTCCACGATGCGCTGGGCCTGATGCAGGATGACTTCGCCCAGGTCGGCGGTGGGCGGCGTGATCGGTGGCGGCTTGGCCATCAGGTGTTCCTGTCTGAAAAGGGGGTGCGCCCGTCGCGCTGGGCGGGGTTCCGGTGGTGGTAAAAGCGGTCGCGGATGAAGGCCCGCACGGCGGTGGTGTCACCTTGGCCATGCCCGCGCCCGGCGGCGTCCAGCATCGGGGCCAGGGTGTCGGACAGGTCCAGCCACTGCAGCGCCACGGCTTCCGCCCATAGGCACCCCTGGGCGTCGCGGTGGCGCAGGTAAATGGCCTCCGCTTCGTCCAGCGCCGCCGGGTCGGACGACACGCCCCGGAAGGCGTGCAGCACGTTCAGGTCCAGCACGGACAGGTTCGTGGCGGTGGTCATCCCCAGGTCCACCCCGCCCATGCCGCGCCGACGATGGCCGCGCCCGCCATCACGGCGAGCCCGGCCACCATCAGCACCTGGGTGACGGTGCGCCGCATCACGCGGCCTTCCCGCCGGGCAGGGCCATGCCCGCCAGCACCAGCTTTTCGAGAATGACCGCCTGCTGGGGCGTGGCCAGGGCGAACGTGGGCCGGTGCGGCTTCCCGTCGCCCATGTCCACTTCGACTTCGTGCAGCGACAAGAGGCCGCCCAGGCTCCAATCGCAGCCCACGCCGTCGGGCTTGCCCGGGGTGCGGTCGGCGGACGCGGGCCCGCTGCCCAGGACGCGGCCCACGCAGCTGAATCCCACCTGGGCTTCCAGCTTGTCCTGGGGCACGCCCGCCTGGGCCAGCAGGGCCATGGACTGAACCGTGCGGCACATAGGGCAGGTGAAGGCGACGTGGTCGCGGCTGCTGACGCCCTGGGCCTTCATGTCGGCCTGATAGGCCGCCAGGGTGACGATGACACGGCCCCCCATCACGCGGCCCCTTCCGGTTCGTCGTCCCACGGCACGCGGCTGGCGAACGCTTCCGACGCCGAGTCCAGCCGTTTCAGGTCGGCGTCGTCGGGCGGGCTGTCCGCGAAGGCCACGGCCCGGGCCGCCAGCACCAGTTCCACCACGTCCCTGGGCAGGCCCAGGTCGGCGGGTTCGGGCCGGATTCCGGGTTCGGGCAGGTCGCGCCATTCGGGCACGACTTCGTCCAGCACCCGTTCGGTGGTGAACACGTCGCCGCCGGTTTCGAGAAAGCCCACCAACAGGCGGGCGAGGCGGTGGGCGTCGGCCACGCCGATGGGGGCATGGCCATAAATGGCCCGGTACAGGTCCGCCTTGCTGTCGAAGTTTGCGAACACGGCCCCCGTGGACATGCCCGCCACCTTGGCTATCTGGCGGATGGTGCCCGCCTCATACCCGTGCGGCTGGGCGAATAGGCCCTGGGCCGCGTCCAGCACCCGCTGGCGGGTGCGGGCCTTGGCCTGCTGGCGACGGTTCAGGCGGGGCGCGTCGGCCACGTCGGCGGCCATCAGTGCGCACCCCCGGCGGGCATCACAGCTTCCGCCCCGGCCTCGCCCACGACGTAGGGCCCGCCGGTGACGATGCCGCCCTGGGCCCCGGCACCGGGCCACACCTTCGACATGAACACCACCATGTCGGCCATGGCGCGGCGCAGGGCCGGGTCCGCGCCCTCGTACGCCCGGGCCATGGCCCAGCCCTGGCGGGTGGTCAGCATGGTGTCGGGCGTGCCGTACGTGTTCTCGCCCGTGGCGTCGGGCCCAGCGGCCCCGGGCAAGCCTTCGAAGAAATAGGCCACCGGCACCCCCAGGGCGACGGCGACCTGCAGCAGGCGGGACGCGCTGACGCGGTTCGCGCCCGACTCGTATTTCTGGAACTGCTGGAACGTCAGCGACCCGGCGGCCTTGGCCAAGTCGGATTGCGTCATGCCCCTGGCGATGCGCAGCTGGGCGATGCGGGCCCCCACGTGCACGTCGGCGGGGTCGGGCTTCCGCCCGGTGGTGGTGTCGTTCATGCCTTGGCTTCCTCTGCGATGCGCACGGCCTGACGGCGAGCGCCGTTCGTGCGGATTCGGGTGAAAAGCGCCACGGCGTCGTCAATGTCGGCCATGTCCATCAGGTCGGCGTCGCGGACGCAGGCCCAGGCGTCGGACACGGTGAACCCCATGGCCATCAGCTGGACGACGCGCCGGATGCTTTCGGCGGTGGTGGGCGAGACAAAGCGGCGCTGGGCGCGCGGTGTGAACACGGGGTCGGTGGTGAAGTCCACCTGCCCCCGCTTAATCCACAGCGCCACCGTGTTCAGGGTGACACCGGCCTGGGCCGCAGCTTCGTGAAGCGGAATCGCGTTCATGGGGCCAACCTCCCTTGGCGTCGCCACCGTGACAGATGCGCACGGGAGAGGCAACCCCAGGGCGGGCGCTGCAGTCTATGCGGGTTCGGCGGGAGCCGGGGCGCGAGGGCGCAGGCGGATGCGACCGCCCCCGCCGGGCCTGCAGTACGGGCAGGTGACCTTAAAGCCGGTGGTGGTCATCACGCCGCGCCGCGCGCCGCACACCGCCACGCGGGTGCCCCGGTCCTTTCGCAGGTCGGACAGCTGGTGCACTTCAAGGTCGCTGCTGCCCTGGGGCATCAGTGCACGGCGGCGGGCTGGGGTTCGTCGCCGCCGTCGTCGCGGCCCCAGGGCATCACGGTGCGCTTGCCCGCGTGGTCGGGCGTGCTGACGATGCCCTGCTGTTCCATGCGTTCCATCAGCTGGGCGGCGCGGTTGTACCCCAGCTGCAGGCGGCGCTGGACGTAGGACACGCTGGCCTTGCCGTCGGCCCGCACCAGCGCCACGGCTTGGGCGTACTGTTCATCCAGCGACGCCTGGGGCGCGACGGTGCCGGGGCCCTTCGGCGCGGCCCGGGTGGACACGTGGACCGTGACGCCCGCCGACTCGAACAACGGGGCTTCGCCCAGGGCCGTCAGGTACAGGTCCAGAATCGCTTCCTCCTCCTGACGCTTCGCCGTGTCCATGCCCCTGATGCGCAGCACCTTGCGCAGAATCTTCACGTCGTACCCCTCGCCCTTGGCCTCCGCGAAAACCTCTTTCATGTCGGCCTGCACGGCCTTCACGTCGTCCTGCAGGCGTTCCAGCCGTTCCACGATGGTGCGCAGGCGGCCCTGGGCGGCGCTGGTGAGAACGTCGGGGCTGGCGTCGTGCGAGGCGTCGTCGGACATGGTCGGGGTTCCTGATGGGCGGGCGTGTCTGTCACACCCTGGCCTGAATCGTGGGCGCGAAAAAGCCCCCCGGCACGTCGGCACCGGGGGGCTGGGGATGGATGGGCCGACGCCCTGGGGTGTCACTTAGGCCCTGGGCTGGCGGTAGCCGTCCACCAGCATGGCCAGGGCTTCGTCGGGGCGCAGGTGTTCCGACACCCAAACGTCCACGCTGAACCCGGGCGGCGCGGCCAATGTCTCGCGCCGGTAAATCGTGTCGCCCTGGGGCTGGCCAGGGTGGTGGGCGCAGCCGGGCCCGGCGGCTTTGAAGCTGGACCCGTGCAGGATGGTGACGCGCTGGCCATCCATGGGCCCGCCGATGCAGACCTGCCCGGCCATCACAGCCCCCGCTGCAGGCGACGGGCCGCCGCGCGCCACAGCTGGGCGCTGGCGTAGCAGAACCGACGCCACGCCGGGGGCTTCCGCTTCGCGGCCATCAGGGCGGCGGCGAAGGCGTCGCGGCTGTGGCGCTGGTGCAGCTGGGCCACCCGGGCGTGCAGGGGGTGGTCGGCGGGATAGGGCGGCGAGCCGTCCCACGCCTTCACCTGCCCGTCGGTGGTGCTGCGATAGGCGTACGCCGTCATGTCGGACCCGCTGCCCAGGTCCACGCCGATGAACACGGCCCCGTCCACGTCGGCGGGGTCGCCGGGCCAGTTCCGCCGGTCATCACCGAACACCCGAGTCATGGCTTCGTCGCGGCCCGGCGCGTCCAGCGGCATGGCCATGACGGCCTGCAGTTCGTCGTCCGACACGTCGTCGGGGTCCAGTTCGTCCATCAGGGCGGCGGCGCGCACCATGTCGTCCACGGTGGCGAAGTCGTCGGGGCTGTACCCGGCGTCGTGGACGGTAAAGGCGGCGTCCAGCTTGCCCATCCGGTCCACCCGGCGCTGCAGGGCTTCCACGGCGGTTTCCTGGGGCGGCTCGCCCAGCTGGCCCAGGGCGTCGGCCAAGGGGTCCACGCTGTCACCTTGGCCCTGCAGCGGGTCCATGAAGCCCAGGGCCACCAGCACGTCGCCGCACACCAGCGTGAAGCTGTCGCGGGTCGGGAACGTGGGATGGTCGGGCACCATGGCTTCGACGCGCCACTGGTGGGGCCGGGCTTCGACCTGGGCGGCTGTGACGGGGTCCAGCGCCAGCATGGAACCGGCGGACCCGCGAAGGGCCCACACCGACGCCTGCAGGGCCTTGCCCAGGTGCCGCACCTGCACGGTGGTGAAGTCGGCACCGGCGGGCGGGACGAAGTACAGCACGTCGGCCCCGTCACCGATGGCGGGCGAGGCGCGGACGCCCCAGCCCTTCGTGGCTATCAGGGCTTCAAGGTCGCGCCAGGACCGGAAGTACGCGGACGCGGCGGGCTGGGCGGTGGTGTTCATGGCGTGGGTTCCTTCGTGGTGGCCAAGCCTTCGTCGGCCTCGCCCTTAATGTCGGTGAATCCCTGCTGCAGGGCGGCAAGGTCGGGAGCCTGCCCGGGCCGCCCGATGCGGTACGCGGCATTTTCGGCCATCGTGCTGCACCGGCGCAGGGCGTAGCGCAGGCGTTTGATGGTGGCCGCGTCGGCCTGAATCCGGGTCGCGGCGTCGGCGCGGGCTTGAATGTCCCGCCCCTTCGTCAGGGCCAGCAGCAGGTCGGTGGTGCTGGGCGCGGGCCTGGGCGCGGCCATCAGTAGTCCGCCCCCGGCATGGCGAGCCCTTCGGCCACGTCGGCGCAGGTGTCGCACTGATAGCCCAGGGCCTTGTCGCGGGCCGTAAGGCGGTTCGGACGTTCGCAGGTCGGGCAGGGGTGCACGCGCGGGTCGGACGGGGTCGCGGCGCGAAGGGCGGACCTGCCGCCCGGGTCCGCGAAGTCGGGGCCGTCGTCGCGGTCCATGTCGTCGTCGCCGTAGTCATCGTATCGGGGCATGGCTGTTCCTTTCAGGCGGTGGTGCGGGCGGCCCAGGCCACCAGCGTGCGGGCGTCACGGCGGCGCAGCCGCGCCAGCCCGGGGTTCGTGGCCGCCCACTGTTCCGCGTCGTGCGCGGCCTGGGCGGCCCGTTCCAGCAGGAAGGCGCGGCCCGGCATCAGCGGGCGGCCTTGGCGGCGACCTTGGCCGCGTCGGCTTCGGCGGTTTTCCGCGCCCGCTTTTCCATGTTCACGAAGTAGCGGGCCACGGCGGCGTCGCGGTCGGCCTCGCTGGCGTAATACTGGGTGGTTTGGATGGCCCCGTAACCCTTCCCGGCCCGCATGGCGTGCGGTTCGAAGGCCCAAAGGTGACCGGCGGGCTTGTGCCAGGGGCGACCGTCGGCGCGGTCGGGCTCGCCGGTGACTTCGTGGTGTTCCTCCCACGTGCTGGCGCGGCCACCGATAAGGCGGCCCCAGCGGTCGGCGTGGGCAGTCTCGCGCACTTCGTGGTGCAGGTGCAGCTGACGGGGGCCCACTTGGCGGGTGGGGGTGGCGGTGTAGGGCAGGGACTTGGACATGACGGGTTCCAGTTCGGGTTACGGCGCACCGTGACAGATGCGCCCGGCCCTGTCTATTGCCACGGATAGGTTAAGCGGGCGTAAACGTCACAGCCGGCTGTCATGGTTAACGCCGGAAAAATGAGGGGGCCCCCTTCCTGCTGGTGGGCGCATCTGTCACACAAGGGCCATGACGAACGATTCCCCTGGGCGTGACGCCCTCGCCGCCTTCATCGCCCAGCACAAGCTGGATAACACCGCGCTGGGCACGCTGCTGGACGAGTCCCGGTACAGCGCCGGGCGCATCGTGCGGGGCATCCGACCGCCGACCCTGGAACAGGCGGCCAAAATCGAACTGCTGACGGGCATTCCCTGCATCGCCTGGGTGAACCCGTCGGTGGGCGTGAATCAGCTGCGCCACGCGGCCCAGTTCCAACCCGGGAAGGCGAAGCCCGCCCGCAAGGCCAAGGCCGCCCGTTAACCACGAAGGCCCGCGGGCCCGCACCGGGAGGGGTGCGCCGATGAAACAGCCGATGCGGCCCGCCGTGGCCCGACACGTCCAGCAGATGGCCGCCAGCAGCGGGGCCAGGAACAACCCGGAACGGGAACTGCACCTGCAGGTCGCCAACGCCCTGCGCATCATGCTGCCCCCGGCGGTGGTGTGGTTTCACGTCCCGAACGGCGAGAAACGGTCGAAGGGCACCGGCGCGCTGCTGAAAGGCATGGGCGTGCTGCCCGGGGTCCATGACCTGCTGTTCATGATTCCCGGCCTGCCCCTTCACAGCATCGAACTGAAACCCCCAGGCGAGACGCCCAGCGACGCCCAGGTGGTGTTCGCGGAAAACGTCGTGCGGTGCGGTGGTGACACCGGGGTGGCGTTCAGCGTGGACGACGTGCTGCGCCTGCTGGGCCCGTGGCTGGCCAAGGCCGGGCTGCAGATGCGCGGGCGGCTGTCCTGATGGCCGGTAGCGAGTGCGAGGAACGAATCCGGTCGGTGGTGGTCGACTCCCTTCGCCGCACCATGCCCACGGCCCGCATCATCCATGAACTGATGCTGCGCCAGGGCGTCGGCCCGCGCCTGGACGTGGCCGCCGTGACGCCCGACCGCATCGTGCTGGTGGAAATCAAAAGCGAACGGGACGTGCTGAAACGGCTGCAGGCCCAGGTCGAAGCGTCCCTGCTGGTGACAAACGACGTTCGGGTGGTGGTCGCGGAAAAGCACCGTAAGGCGGTGGTGGCCATGGAACGCCCGTACCTGCTGGACCCGGTCACCGAACGCACCGTGATGACCCCGCCCGACGCCAAGGGGCACCAGCGCAGCGTCCCGAACCCGGCTTATATCGAAGGGCTGACGCGCTGCACGGTGCAGGTTGAGACGCCCCAGGGGCTGGAACGGGCGGGGCCGTACACCGGCCTGCTGCACGGGCCCCGCGACCCGGTGGCCATGGTGTCGTCGGGCGACCTTTGGGAACTGCTGTGGCATGGCGAGGCCGCCACGGTGCTGAACGCCTATGGACTGCAGGCGGGGGCCAGGACGAACCGGCACGCCATGAAAATGGCCGCCATGGAAAACCTGACGGGCGGGCAGGTCCGCCGGGGCGTCTGCGCCATGCTGCGTTCGCGGAACTTCGCCCGGGCCGACGAACGGGTGGACCATGGCCTGCAGCCGGTGTGCACGCCGCGCATGGACCTGTTCAGGGATGCCCAGCCTGCGCCCGAACCCCAGGTGGACCCGGCATGGTCGAAGTGACGCCCGCGCCCAAGCCCCAGGGCTCCCGCCGCCGCGACTGCAGCAGCTGCTGGTTTTCGGGCATGGAACCCGTGACAAGCGACCCCCACGGGCGGCTTAGGTGGCTGTGCTGCGTCACGGGTTCGCCCACCCGCCCCAGGGACTGCTGCGCCCGCTGGGTGCCCGACAAAGGCCGCGCCCCGGCCCAGGCCGACTTCGAAGCCGCGCGCCAGGGGCCCAGGTACGACGAAAAGGACCGCTGCCCGACGTGCGGCCATCAGTACCCCAGGGGTTCGTGATGGCCGACACCCTGGACCTTTTCGGCGGTGGTGACGCGGACCCGCCCGCGCCTCGCCTAGATCCCGTCGCCGCGAAAAAGCAGCGCGAGGCCATCGAATACATGGCCAGAAAAAACACCCCGCCCACCCCCACGCCGCCGTCCGTTGACGCCCTTTGCGTTCACCCGGGCTGTGGCGACTTCGGCCCCTGGGGATGGCTCCCGACTAACAGCCGGTGGTGCACTGCCCACCTGCCCGAATGGTGGAAAGCCCATGGAACACCTTTGGCCCTGTGACGTGCCCAGCGAGGCCGTGAAGCACTACAGGCGGGGCGACGAAGCCCTGCTGCTGCAGGGGGACAGCCTCGCCCTGCTGCCCCACCTGAAAGCGTCCCACGTCATCGGTGACCCGCCGTACGAAGACGTGACCCACGCCGCGTTCCAGAAAGGGCGCATGAAGCTGCACACGAACGACCGGAAGCGCCGCCGCGACGACGGCCTGGGCTTCGACGGTATCGACGCCGTGCGGGACGACGTGGCCAAGCTGGTGACAGACTGCAGCGAAGGCTGGGTGCTGCTGTTCACCCTGGCGGAAGGCGTCAGGGCGTGGCGCGACCCGCTGCAGGCCGCCGGGCTGAAATGGGACACGACGTGTTTCTGGATAAAGCCCGACGCCATGCCCAGGATGAACGGGCAGGGCCCGGCGCGCGGCGCGGAATGCTTCGTGCTGGGCTGGGCCGGTCGCGGTTACAGGCGCTGGAACGGTGGTGGAAAGCGGGGCGTGTACACCCACCCGGTGAACGGCCCAGGACGCCACGGCGCGCACCCGACCGAAAAGCCCCTGGGCCTGATGCGGGAGCTTATCGGGGACTTCACCCAGCCCGGGGACGTGATTCTGGACCCCTTCATGGGGTCGGGCACCACCGGGGTGGCCGCCATGCAGATGGGCCGCCGGTTCATCGGAATCGAGCGTGACGCCCGGTGGTTTGAACTGGCGTGCGACCGCGTCGCGGCGGTCCTGCCGTTCCAGCTGGCGGCGTGCGCCGATGACCCCACCCGACCGCCTCCCGACGAACCCCAGCCCCAGCAGATGATGCTGGGCGACGACTGGGCCCCGGCCCGCAAACCCAAGCCCGCGAAAACAGGAGTCCAGACATGACCGCCACGCCGCCCCTGCTGCACGAAACCAAAGCCCTGAACCCCTGGGTGCCCATCACCGACCGCGCCCAGCTGCGTGTCCTGGGCAAGCTGGGCGAGGAACTGGGCGAGGCGTCGGCCATCGTCGCCCGCTGCATCATTCAGGGCGTGGACGAACGGGAGCCCGTCACCGGGAAGCTGAACCGGGAAGCCCTGGAAAACGAACTGGCGGACGCCCGCGCGACCATCGCCCAGGCCGTCGCCCACTACGGCCTGGACGAACGGCGCATGGACGAACGCGAGGCCAGGAAGCGGGCGCATCTGGACGCCTGGGCCGCCCTGGTGCCCTAAAGTTGGGGACGCCCGGGGGATAACACCGGGGGTTCCCGTTCTGTGCCCTATCGCGCCAAGGTGACTCGCTGTCACTTAGGCCCACACCGCGCACCGTCACCCCGCCGTCAGGGGAGCGCATCAAATCGGGGGAGTCCGAATGTCCTTTGCCCTATCCCGGGCCGTCGAACGCATCGTGGGGCTGACCACGCCCCAGGTGGCCCTGCTGGGCAAGCTGTGCGCCATGGCCGACGCGAACGGCACCTGCTGGCCATCCCATGACAGGCTGGCGGAACTGCTGGGCTGCAGCCGCCGCACCATCATCAGGACGATGGCCGCCCTGGAAAAAATGGGGTGGGTGACCCGCCAGCGGCGGCACCGGGCCGACGGCTCGCGCACCACGGACCTGATAACCGTACATGACCCGGAAACGGTGCTGCAGCGCCAAGCGGCGAACCTGCAGCTGGCCCTGATGCTCCCGCTGCCCGGTGGAAAAGCCTGTGGACAAGCTGGGGAGAACTGCCCGGCCAAAGTGACACAGAGTCACCTTGGCCTAAGTGACACAGAGTCACAGCAAGAAAGAATTAACCTACCAGCTAAGACTCTGAACCTACCAGTGGAACAGCCCGCGCGACGCCGGGCCGCTGGGGGCCGTCAGTGACCCGCCGGAACGAATCCTGTACCCCAAGGGCTTCACCAGTTCCTGCGTTTGGATTCGCCGCCCATGTCGTCCAGCTTGTCACCTTGGGTTCCGGTCATCATCAGCGGGCTGCTGGGCATCATCGGCCTGGGTGCCCAGGCGGTGCTGGTGGCGTTTTTCCTGGGCAAGCTACGGTCGCAGCAGGACGGACAGCGCGACCTGTTCAACGCCTACACGGCTTCACAAAAGACGCTCTCCGAAACGCAGTCGGCGGCCACGGCGGCGCTGCTGGCGGCGTTTACGGAGCAGTTCAGGATGGCGATTCAGGGCTTCCAGACGCGCCTGGGCGACTTCGAGACGTGGAACGACAAACACCGGGTGAATGCCGCCGAAATCGACGTGCGCCTGGGCGCGGTCGAGCGGAACACCGAAAACAGCCGCCAGGGCGCGGAAAACCTGATTCGCCTGCAGACCATGTTCGACGCCTTCGTGCAGACGTGGACGAAGGCCGACGAACGCACCCAGCGCGACCTGCAGTCGCTGCAGCGTCAGATGGCCAACGTGGCCGCGCACGGCGGCGGCGTGCTGGTGGAACTGCCCACCCAGGCCCCCGCCCAGGCCCCTGCGCCGCGCTCCCGCCGTGGGCAGGTTCCGCCGCGCGAGGGGTGAATCTCGGGCTGAAAAAAGGGGGCGGCACCCATGGCGCTTAGGCCGCCGGTGTTCAGGCCCCCGCATCAGCGCGACAAGCGCCAGAAACGCCGTGACGATGACGCCCGGCGCGGGTCGGCCCAGGAACGCGGTTACGACTCGGTGTGGGCCAAGCTGGCCAAGGCGCACCGGGCCGCTGAACCGCTGTGCCGCCGGTGCTGGGCCGACGGGGTGGTGACCCTGGGCCAGCTGGTGGACCATATCGTGACGGTCGAGGAAGCGCCCCACCTGCGCCTTGTCGACTCCAACCTGCAGACGCTGTGCCGGGACTGTCACAAGGAAAAGACCTACGGCGAGGATTTGGCCGGGCGAGCGGTGGGCAAGCCCATATGGCTGAAACCCAGCAAGGTGCCCCTGACCATAGTGTGCGGCCCGCCTGGGGCCGGGAAGTCCACCTGGGTGCGGGCCCAGGCTGGGCGCGACGACCTAGTGCTGGACCTAGACGTGATCGCCTGCGAGGTCGCGGGCGTGCCGTTCACCCATGCGTGGGACAGGAAGCACCTGCAGGACGCGCTGCACGCCAGGAACCGGATGCTGGGCCGCCTTTCGAAAAAGGGCAGGCCCTGGCCCAGGGCGTGGCTAATCGTGTCGGAGCCCACGCCCGACGGTCGCCAGTGGTGGGCCGACACGCTGGTGCCCGACCGCATCGTGGTGCTGGAAACCCCGGCGCTGGTGTGCCTGCAGCGGGCCGCGAACGACCATGACAGGACGGGCCGACGCGACGCCATGCAGCGCGCCGTCGGGGCGTGGTGGGATGCCTACCAGCGACGCGACAATGAACAGCGAGTCATCGTCGCTGCGTGACGCT